AGCAAGATGAGGTCGTCCGTGAAAATCTCCCGCCAGCCCAGCAGGTCTTCCCGCGCTGCTGGTGGGAAACCTCCGAGATTGTACTCGAAAGAGCGGATGATCTCAGCCAGCCCAGCATCGACGGTCGGACTACCGTTATCTCTATCTCTTACTCTGTTCTCTATCTCTTTATCTTTATCTTTCTCTATCTCTTTCTCTGTATGGACATTGTCCACATTGTTGTCCTCGTTGTTGTCTGCACCTTTAACAGGGATTTGTCTGCGCCGATTCTCACGTTGGAGACGTTTTTGCGCCGAATAATCTGTTTCGCTTCCAACAATATCTGAATAGTTGGAGATAGTCAGTATTCCGTCAGGGCTTTCAAAAATCAGGCCAATCTGTTTATAGACGCTCAAGGCCACACGGACAGTTGCCAGAGAGAACCATTTGCATTCCCGCTGGATTTTTTCAGCATCGTAAGGAATGAGCATCTCTCCGATTTGAGAAACCAGACAACCACCCGTGTTGATAGTCTTGAGACATAACATCTGATAGAGAACAACGTAATTGGCACCGTCCGGCTGGCTCATAAGATAGTCAATCTCGTCCGAGGACATGAAGCTATCTTTGAGTTTTATCCAGTAAAACCTCTTGCCAGTTGCCATTATCAGACCTCCTTAGAACGGCAAGTCGTCCGTGTCGTTGATTTCGGAGAAATCATCGGCATTACCCTGCGAGTAACTGGGCTGTACAGCTTCGGGAGCAGCTTCTGCGCCCTGCCACTGCTGCCGCTGGCTCTGGGTGGAAAATCCCATCTGCTGGGGCTGCTGCGGCTGTTGACTCCGATACGTGGATGACGGCGGGTTCGTACCGCCGTCATCCACGGGTTCCTGTCGGCTGCTCTGTTTGGGGCCGCAGAAGTGAGCCTTATCCACGATGAACTCCGTTGCAATACGGTCTTCGCCGTTCTTGTCCTGATATTTGCGGGTCTGGCAGTGGCTTTCAACTACCATCTGGCTGCCCTTGCTGAAGTATTTGCAGATGAACTCTGCGGTATTGCGCCACGCTGTAAAGCTGAGCCAATCAACCTGACGGTTGCCATCCTCGTCTGCCTTGCTGCGGTCAACAGCCATGCGAAAGCTCGTGACCGAAATGCCGCTTTGTGTGGTCCGAAGTTCAGGATCAGCAGCAAGCCTACCCTGAAAATTGCAGCTATTCAGCATTGAACATCACCTCTTTCTGGTCATTTGGACCATTCTTCTTTGTATCGAGCCAACTGTTCCGGGGTATCCGTCTGGATGCCCAGTTCCTTGGCTTCTTCGATTGCGCCGTCCACAAGACGGGCAAATTCCTTTGAATCCATCTTGTGGCTTTCCTTGTAGACAAAATAGCAGGAGTAGTCTTTTCCGTTTTCCTGCCGGGTTTCATAGAGCCGGACATAGGGGTAAAAGTCGCTGGGATCTACGGTCGGCGGGAGTTTCAGGCCAACAGGCTTTCCATCCTTATCGCGGGCCAGTGCTCCGTACGACACCACAAGTCGCCGCTTCACGGCATCTTCGCTCTCTCCGGTTTCCGCAGAAATTTTGTTGCACAGAACGTGGAAATACGCATTTGCTGACAGGCTGCGCTTCTCCCTGTGCTTTTTGATTTCCACGTCCAGAACCGGCTCCAGATGCAGCTTGTCCCAGATTTCTCGGAAGTCGCCGTTGAGTTCCAATGTGACACGCTGCTTTCCGTCAAGGGTAAAAGCCATATCCACCAGCCGCCCGGTCATGTGGTATCCTCCTTGTCCTGATGGCAGTGCATATAGATGTACGCACTGTTTGACCCCATGTTGGCATAGAGCCAATCATTGATTTTTGCCACGCTCATGTGGTCACGCAAGACACGTTTTTCATAGATATACTCACCAGTCAGCTTTTTCTCAGCGATTTTTGCCTGAATCTCCTCGTCCTCGTAGTTGGCTTCGACCATGTAGAGGTCATAGTTCGGAGCAGCTATACCGTTCAGATTGTTCATGTCGGTGCAGTAGAACAGCTTTCCGGCGGGGAGCCAGACCTTCCATCCGCAGTTCGGAACATTGTGCTTCACCATGTTCGGAATGACATTGCAGATGCCGTAACCGTACATAGTTCCCGGTGTCAAAACATCAATCTGGGAAATTGGCACCCCTGCATCCACCAGCGGTTTGCACAACCAGTCGCAGCAGGCGAATCGCAGTGTTGGGCGATTGGATGCCAGTAGTCGAAGCGTTGACGGCTGGAAGTGGTCACAGTGGATGTGGGTCAAGAGAACCAGCTTCAGAGTTTTCCATTCTGCGGCCAAAGCCTTGAACGGAACACCGCAGTCAATCAGAATCTCATGCTCAATCACCACGGCGTTTCCCTTGCTGCCTGTTGCGATGATGTTGTAGCCGATCATAACGAGCTGAGGTCAACAACCTCTTCGACGGCAGTGGGCTCGCCCTGCGAAATATCACCGTGCGGCAAGGCCTGTCCTGCGTCCACCTCGGGCTTTCCAGTATGAAGTTCTGGCTGCTCCTGTGCGTCAGACATGACCTCCTGCGTAGTAAGGATTTCGCCATTATCTGCTACCGCTGCCACGGCATTATCGCTTTCCAAAGCCTTGGTCATTTCGATGCTCATAACACCCCAGCGAGAAATAAGCTGTCGAAGCATGGTTTTCTTTGCCATGTCATCGAACGACTTATACCAAAAGGACGAATACTTCCACATTTCGCTCTCCGGGATTTTGCCAGCCAGCAATTCCTCGTACTTCTGCCGACTGAACGCCTTGGAGTAGGTATCTGCGTGGTTCATCATTTTTTCTTTGGACCAGTACAGCACCTTGCGGAAACCGTTCATGTACTCAAAGTAAGCCATGTAGCCAACGGTAGGTAGCGCATCCCGCTGGTCATCGTCTTCGATGAACTGGAACTTGGGCTTGCCGGTCATCGAATCTTTGCCCAGATACTCGCCCTGCTTAATCTCGGTAACATCGAGATCCGCATACTGGCCGCTGCGCAGCGCCAGCTGGATGTAGCCCTTATATCCGAGGACGAACTGCGCATCGATCTTGTTTGCCTTGCGGTTCTTAAAGGGAACCAGATAATACTGGCCCAGCTGCGGAGAGGGGCTAAGGTTGAGGGATTCACCAAGCAGGGCACCCGCCAGAATCGTGCCGGCATCGCACTCCTGCAAAGCCGGATTGACCGCGACTGCTGAGGTGATGCTTGCCGTAAAGCGACGAACGCGGGCGGGGTCGCGCAGGGTATTGGCAATCAAAGACTGATAGCCCTTAGTGGTTATCGCCACAGAAAACTTAGGCTTCTGCTGCGCTTGCAGCTGGTTGTTATACGTTGCCATATTCGATACCTTCCTTTTCAAGATAATTTTTCAGGCCGATAAGCTGCGCTTTCGTGCCCTTTGCGTAGAAGCGGGTCATCAGAATGGGCTCCGGCTTGGGCTGCGAGACCGGTTCGACATCGGGCTGCACAGGCATTTCCGGGTCTACTGAAATTTCCTGCGCTGGTTCAGGCTGCGTCTGGGCTGCTGCGGCAGCAGCGGCGCGAACTTTTTCTGCCGCAGCTTCACGTTCTGCCTGCCTGACACGGCGTTCTTCTTCCATCCGCCGCTGCTCTTCGAGAGCCTTGTGACGGTTATCCACAACTTTAATCGCTGTGGGCAGGTCGAGGTTCTTCCGGTATTCCACCATGACCTCCGCAGAACTTTCCATAGCGTCGATTGCAGTAACATCGGACACGATGCCATCCACAAACGCCTTTGCCTGTTTTTTCAGGGCAGTGACGCTGTCGCTCATGTTGACTTTCGGCCGGTAGGTCAAGTCATCCATCCAGTCAATACCCGCAGCCGCCACCAACTCGTTGTAATACTCCTGAACAACATCCGTCTTCTGCGCCACGATGCCGGAAGTAACGTCCGTGATTTTACGCTTCAGTTCTGTGTCTGCGGTCTGGAACGGCACCGTCACACACTCACGATAAACCTTTTCAAACTCGGTATACGGTTCAAGGATTTTTTCCTTGACAGCAATGCGCTGGGCTTCGTATTCCTTGAATTCCTTGGTCAGCTGTGCGCGAGCATCCTTGACGCTTTTATAAGTCTGCTCTGTGCAGACCAGCGAGAGCGCGTCAGCCGTGCGCTGCTCGATGTCAGCTTTTACGCTGTGCAGCCGCTCAACGATGATAGGCAACTGCTGCAGTTCGATAACCTGCAATGCGGTTTCCTGTGCCATGTGGCATCCTCCTTTTACTTTCCAAAAATGATGGTTTTCCCAGTGTCCTTATTCAGGAGCACCATGCCGTTCGGGATATCCCGAACCCAGAGATATGCGGTGCAGTCCCAACCGGCAGCAGAGAGGGCTTCCTTCTGGCGGCGGGTCAATTTCTTGGCTTTCAAAAAATCACCCCCTCCTCGGCCTTATTGACAGCGATATTCAACGTGATGGTCTCCCGGCAGCGGCGGCCGAAGTTGCCCTCCGAGCCGAACATCTTGGTTTTCTCGAACTCCTTTGCGCTATACACGCTGGCGCAGTTGAGAACATTGGGAATGCGATCAGGGTGGACTGCCCGGAACGCCTGACACGCCATGTGGTAGTTGGGCGCCCAGACCACCGTCCATCCTCCACAGTACGGCTGAACATCATCTGAGCCGTATGTGAAGTAGAATTTTTCCAGATCCATCACTCAGCCTCGCTTTCGTTCTTGATGCAGATACCGAGCGCAGAGAATAAGAGCATCAGGCCAACTTCATCTCCGTCATCCAGGCTCATAAAGTCGAGTTCCCCGGCCACAAAGCCCTCGCGGAGAATCACAGCGGTGCCCACAATGGGCTGACCATGTTCCGGCGTACCGTAGAGAATGCTGGCAATGCTGTTGATGGCGTAGCCTTTCAGCAGTCCCTCATCATCAATCACCATGCACAGTCCTTCCGGCAGATACTTGGGATGAACCACCTCGATGCAACCGCCGACCTCTTTCTGGAGGTTGTCCAGCAGCGGTTCGCCGAAGTCCTTGAACTGCATCTGATTCTCGGTGTCGAATACCAATCCTTTCATAAAATCACTCCTTTTCCGGGAAGCACTCACGGACTTCCCATGCGTCTGCGGCCTCTAAGCAGCGGTCGCAGCCAACGATTACGCCATCATCGGTGCGGTAAACGGTATCACACCTCTGATGGCAGAGGGGGCACACAGGAGGGTCAGGGTAGCCAGCCTCCGCATCAGTCCTCGGATACAGCATCCAGCACCTCCCTGAGCTTGCGACCCATCCAGCGGCCTACGCCGTCGAACGTGCCGTTGCTGTCCAGCCAGACAAACACGGCCGCAACGACGGCAGTCAAAACAAACTGCGCCGCCGGGGCACGAGCTGCTGCCTGTTCAGCGGTGAGGCCGTACACGGTCATCAGGATCTTAATCACGTCTTGTTCTCCCCTTTCTTTCTTTGCTGGTAGGCCTCCCATGCGGCATCCAGCATGGCTTCTCCGTCCGGCATGGCCATGATTTTGAGGTAGAGCCTCTTGCAGCCCCGCGCCAGCCGGGCGGTATCTTCGGGGCTGATTTCATCCAAGTGGATGTGTGGAACGCTATCCATGTAAACCTCCGTTGTTCAGTTTAACTGAACTTACAGGGCAAAAAAATAGTCTGGGATATCCGACACTTCGATTTTTAGTGCCTGACACGCAGCTTCGATTTCGTCCTGTTTCCAGTCAACCTTACCGTTGAGTTTGAGAGATGTGGTGCGGTCCGACCATCCCATACTCTTGCCAAATGCCCCTCTGGTTCCGAAAATCTCAACGATTCGGCCCAGCAGCTTGTTATAGCTTCTCTGCATCGTTTTCACCTCTTTTCCGTTCGGTTCAGTTTAACTGAACTGTTCACACTTTACCACAACGGTTTCTCCTTGTCAATACAAAAATTCACTTTTTTTGAACTTTTTGGCTGGAATACTTGAACTTTTATTTATACCATGATATGATGTAACCATACTGGAGGTGAACCAAATGAAGCCATCAACGACCGCAGAACGTCTGCAAGAAGCTATGAATATCAGAGGTCTGAAACAGGTTGATGTTTTGAGACTTGCAGAGCCGTACTGCCGCGCTTACGGTGTCAATCTTGGAAAAACCGCTTTGACCCAATATGTTTCAGGGAAAATCGTTCCTCGGCAAGATAAGCTAACCATCTTGGGATTAGCCCTTGATGTTTCAGAGGTATGGCTGATGGGCTACGATGTTCCCATGGAAAGAAAAACTGCGCCCATCCCCATGGAAGAGGATGAGCGCAGTAAAGAGTTCGTCGAACTATTTAATCAGCTCAGCACCGAGCAGAAAAAGGCCGTTCTTTATGTTATGAAAGGCTTTTTAGAAAAGCAATGACACGTTCTTGATCTTCTGCTGACAGATGCAAGAACAGTTCAAGTGCCAGCATGGCGCGAAGCTGCTCTCGGACATCATCGGAATCGATGGAAACGTCCATAATATTCCGCTCCTTTCTGTAAAATTACTGCCAGCAGTTTATCTGATTATACCAGAATAGCACATGGTTTTCAGCCGTTTGTAAAATAATGCCAGAATGCGAGGGATAATTATGTTTTTGACTACAACTGACAACATACAAGGCAAAAATGTAACGGAATATTTGGGTATCGTAGCTTCTGTCATTCTGACCGTTATGCCTGGCGGCAACAAGATGATGGGGAATGCTATCGACAATTTCACGAAACAGGCGCAGGAGGATTTGGAAAGAAAAGCGGCCAAGCTTGGGGCGGATGCCGTTATCGGATTGAAATTTACCACGCAGGGCAACAACTTCATGCTGCTTGGAACGGCTGTGAAGTTAAGCTGATGGGTGTTTCTCTATGAATCTGAAAGAAATCGCATCGCGCTTGCAGGAATTTAAGAGTGTTTGTGTGACCGGGAATCCAGTCATGCTGAGAAATAGAACAGATTTTCTTGATATTATTTCTGCGTATGGCTTGACTATGGACATGAACGTGTCAAAAAAGACAGGTCTTTTGATTGTGTGCAGCGACTCAATGCAAAAGAAAATCGACAGAGCGGATGCCCTGAATATTCCAATCGTTTCGGAGCAGCAATGGTTTGAACTCATGCCGGAACTTGAGGCCGCTGGAATGTGGAACGGAAAGCCAATTTCATTCGCGGATGACGATGGTATCTACCGTTTTGATGTGGGTGGTGATGGATAATGGCAAAAAAGAAGAAGCCCGCCGGGGGCATTGCCGTCATCTATGCCCGCTACTCGTCCCATAACCAAAGGGATGTTTCCATTGAGCAGCAGATCGAGGCGTGCCGGAAGCACGCTACAGAACTCGGTCTGACCATTATTGCCACCTATGAAGACCGGGCGATCAGCGGTCGCACCGATAACCGCCCGGCATTCCAGCGCTTGATGCACGATGCCGAAAAAGGCAAATTCAGCTATGTGTTGGCGTGGAAGTCCAACCGCATGGGACGGAACATGATGCAGGCAATGGTGAACGAATCCCGCCTGATGGACTGCGGCATAAAAGTCTACTATGCCGAGGAAGATTTTGACGATTCAGCCGCTGGGCGGTTTGCCCTGCGCAGCATGATGAATGTCAATCAGTTCTATTCGGACAACCTCGCTGAAGACGTACGCCGCGGTCTGATGGATAATGCCAACAAGTGCATGGTCAATGGTCGGCAGCCTCTGGGCTACAAACGGGGTAAGGATGGCAAGGTCGTGGTGGATGAGCCAGCGGCTGCCATCGTCCGGGAGGTCTACGCTCGTGTCGCTTCTGGCGAGTTATTCACGGACATTGCCCGTGATCTGAACCGCCGGGGCATAAAAACAGCTGATAAAGGCGAATGGAATAAGAACAGCTTTCACAGGCTGTGTTCCAACGAGAAATACCGTGGCATCTACATATACGGCGATGTTCGCATCGAGGGCGGCATCCCGACCATCATTGATGATACCCTGTGGTACAAGGTACAGGAGGCACTCCGAGTGAAAAAACTGAAAAGGAATGGCCGTCACCGTCCCGGCGATGAGGACTATCTTTTGACCGGGAAACTCCGGTGTGGGAAGTGCGGTGGCTACATGATCGGAATGTCCGGCAGATCAAAGACCGGAGATATCCACTACTATTACGCCTGTCAGAACAGGCGTGTCGGGCACACCTGTGACAAGAAGAATATCCGCCGGGATGTTATCGAGCCAGCGGTAGCACAGGCCATCAAGGAATACTGTCTGACCGATGATGCCATCGAATGGATTGCCGATAAAACTGTGGAATACTGGGAGAAGGCAGACAGGAATCTCCAGCTTGATTCCATCGAGGGCGATCTGGCAGCCGTGCAGTCGTCTATCTCGAACGTGATGAAAGCCATCGAGATGGGTGTGGTCACAGAAACAACTCGTGACAGGCTCATAGAATTGGAAAAGCAGCGTACCGACTTGAAGTCAAAGCTGGCACTTGCCAAAGAGGAAGTTGTCCATGTTGACCGTAAGAAACTGATTTCCAGCCTGCTGCTTTTCAGAAACGGCGACATCCACGACCGCCAATATCAGGAAGACCTTTTCAAGACATTCCTGATATCCGTGTATGTCTATGATGACGATGACAACGGGCACTTAAAGATTGTATTTAACGCTTTCGGAGATAACAACACCGTTGATTTGCCTATTGATTTTGGTGAAACTGATAATCAATCAGCATTTTCCGATGGAGCGGAAAAGTTCGATTATTCTCTCCATCGGTCAACCAAAAAGCCATCCGGTTTATGCCGGATGGTTTTTTTGTTCTATATTGTTATACAAAAACAGCGTACCGTCTTTGC